AAAATCCAGTTAAAACCCATTTGAAGCCTTGTAAGCTGGATTTTTTTCTGTTTGTCCCTTCCATTCGCAGATGTCGGTAAGGTCTCCGATGGGAACAAACAAATGTTCCTTCAAGTCGCAATCCATCTTTGACCTCGCAAACATCTTCTTACGATAAGTAGCAAACTTGGTAGCGTCATACTCTACAAAGCAGAGACGGTCTGTGTAGTTAAACAACAATATAAGTGGCTTGGTAAGGTTCATCATCTTATCCAGAGTTATCATCGTATCTGGGTAAGTCATCTTGGAGTTGGTTCTTGACTTGACCTCGTAATCGTAGATGTCGTCGTAGAAGTCGTGATGGTCATACTGGTTGGGGTAGGCTTTGAGTTCTCGCTTGAAGTAGTCAGCAACAATCGGCATTATCTTTTTCTCTTGTTCTTTTCCAAATAAATAGCTTTCACTGTAATGGGGCATTATAACCTAATAGCAGACTTTTTCTTTAAGTATTAATATTCGCTAAATACTTATTTCTAAATAATCTATTTTATTAATAAATAAATCCAAAATAAAAAATGTTTTATAATAGTATAATGGAAACCGAAAACTATCCGATTGACCGCAAAGAAGTTAAGCTCCGAATTAAGACACCTCTCACCGACGCAGATTTAGAAAGACATACTGGTATTAAGGTGGGCGATATTATCAAGTATAGTGAGCTTGATAATTACAAAGATATTACCGATTTGCTACCTACAGACAAGTCATCCAAAGTTATATTAATTGAAGAGAAGTATAATTCTGGGCACTGGGTTTGTATAATGCGATACGGAAAAACAATAGAGTTCTTCAACTCATACGGTGGGAAGTGGGACACCGATTGGAAGTTTATAAATAAGATGATTAGAATAATATTAGGTCAAGAGAGTAATGAACTTACAAGATTAATGGATAAAGCAAAAGCAGATGGATGGAATACAGAGTTTAACAGCCAACGCTTCCAGAAGTTAGATAGTAAGATACAGACTTGTGGGCGTTGGTGTGTCTTTAGAATTGAGATGATGAAGATGAGTTATACTTTAAAAGAGTTTCAAGATTTCGTAAATAAACAAGTAAAGGAACAAGGTGAGAAGCCAGACTTTTTAGTTAGCAAGTGGGTGTTTTAATCTTTGAGAGTAGCCCAAATCTTTAATACAGACAATGATGAGACTTCTACCAGATTGGACTTCTTGGCGTTTGCTTTCTGGGCTCTTATCCTTTCAATACGAGCAATCTGTTTGGCGGTAAGACCAGAGAAGTCAGTGTTGGCGTTGTTAGGGTTCATCGTTCGTCGTATCAAGAGTTGTTGTTTTGTTTTATACCTTCCGAGTATAAAACAAAAAAGATTTCAATTTTTTGGGTTTTCAGTTTTTTGGGTTTTCAATTTTAATTTATTTTTATTTAAAAATAAAATTGAAATGATTTTTCTGGTTAAGTTGAAATGTATATAGTTAAGATAAGATGAGTTCTAAACAATACAATAAAGGAGGACAGAGAAGAACTTCTACCGTCGGTTGCGGATGGTCTTGTAGAGGAAGTCCAAGAGAAGTTGCTGGTAAATTAAGAATACATCACCGAGTGTGTGCTATTTGTAAAGAAACTGAATATGATAAAAATGATTTTCCAGAGTTTAACAAGATGGTAGGTGAAACGAACGGTTGGGGTAATATAAACGCAAAAGGAAAAAATATTACAAAAGCACTTGTTACTGTTATTGACGGCGATAATGGAGCTTCTGTTATATCTGGTTGCGGTAATACTGCCGAGGAGCGTATCCAATCCGTTATAGAAAAAGTATTAATAAAAAGACGGTTTGCTGAAAGTGGGATTGATATTGACCCAGAAGATATTATTATTGCTGAATAGTTTTTATAAATAGTTTGAGTGTGGATTTTACTCTTGGATATTCGTCTTGAAACGCTGGAATAAACCAATCTTCTATTATTTTTTGAAGTTTGTTAAAATGTTTTTTTGTTGTTGCTTCTTTGATGAGACCATCAATATAATACTGATAAGCACTTGCGTATATTCCTTCCTTGTTAGTAGCTTGAATAGCTTTAGAGTTCTTAAACTTTAATTGTTGTTTTCTAAAATCGTTAAGCCTTTCGTCGTAAGTCATCGCCGAATATTTTTCGTATTCTTCGTTTATCTTATTAATCTGACTTAACAGCTTATCTAATTTGGCTTGGTAAGGGTGTTTTTTGAGTTTTTCTTTTTCGTATTCTTTTGAAAGTTCCTTTGCTGGTTCTAAAATAGTATTATCGTATTTAATAAACTCTGGTGAGCGAGACATCTGGTTATATTATATTATTATTATATTTAATGACGAATGAAGAAGTATAATATAACTACAACCTACTTTTGAAACTAATTTTATAGAAGATTTATTCCTTGATGTAGTTGTTGATGCTTGTATCTACAGATGTTCCCATTTCAGCCACATCTTTCTTTAAGTTTTTCAATGTGTCGCCGTATTTGTCCGTCAAGTTGATTGCTCGTAGCATACTCACTCCGATTTTTTTTCCAAATATTTTATTTAATAGCTTGGTCATCTCTGGACTGCTCTTAACCGCTGGTAGAAGTGGAATGGGCTCGGCAATCACCTTCTTTTTGATTTCCTTGGACTGGGGATGGTATTTCAAATATACTTGGAGTAGCTCCTTGAGTTGCTCTGGGACTGGTAATACTTTCTGTTTGTAGGTCTTCTGGGTCTTGTAGTTGTTAAATACCCACTCCCACTTTGAGATGTCTAAATAGTTGTGCTCCTTGTCGTCTGGGACGGACTTAACAATCAGACAATCAGTGTAATCCTTGTTGCGTCTGGGTTGCTGTAAAGTGTAGAGACCAAGAACAACTAATCTGGTTAGTTGGTCAAACTCGTCGTCGCTAATCTTCTTCTTTTCTTTTATCTCGCTCAAAATAGATTTGAGTTCGTCCAACTTCCCATCCACTTCGGTTTGCTCTATCCAGTTCTCCTTTACCTTTTCGGTCTTGGTGGTATTGTCCTTGAGCTCCTTGTTGAGACTATCCAACATCTCGTAAAACTTCGTATAAAGCTTCTTGTATTTGGGTTCAGTGCGACCTTTGAGAGACGATACAATAGCAATCAAGTAGGTTCGTCTGGTATTGGGCTTAAGTTCTTTAATCTTTTCTAAAATGTTTTCATTTCCCAAAAACTTTAAATCCTTGATGGCTTTTCCATCATTTAGCTTTAACAGATTAAAAGTGTAAAGTTTTCTTGAACTTTCACTGATGTCTGGTTTATTTAAGAAGGGGTCAAAAACAGATTTTTGTTCGGCGGACATTTATATTAAACAGTGAGATTATTATTTGACGGACTTTCAACAATAATCTCGCTTAACTTTTCACTTTTTGGATTAACAACAGCCCCTTGGATGAAAACCAGTTTGTCGGATAAGGTTGTTTGGATGACCTCACTATCGCTAAATAGTTTGTTATAGTCGCTTAATATCTTTTCTAAATACCGCTTTCCATTTACACTTCGGTGTCTTCGGTCTAATGAAAGCACCGATTGTATATCTACAGCCATCAAGTAGTATTCTCGTTGGGAAGTCAGCTCTCTTTCCATTCCAGCTTGGATACCCAAGAAGAGCTCAACGGAAGTTATTATAGCACAGATAAGAGACAAAATACAGTTTATAAGTGAGACGGATTGTTGCTCCAAGTAAGCAGTCAGCCCAACAGCGAAAACCGAGTTTGCTCCTCCAAGAATTATTAGAGGGATGCGAAAATAGACAAGAGTGCCTTTTAGGGATAAATAATTCCGTTTGTGATATTTAGACATTAGAGTGGCGTTGTCGTGAATACGCTGTAAGATGTCTTCTATATCTGAAGACCATTCTTGGTCGTCTGTTTCGGTGCTTTCTGTTTCATCCATTTCAATTTCTATTGTTGGTGGAGATGATGGATTTACGATATTCCTATTCTTTGATTTTTTTTTGGGCATTCGTTTTTTATATATCCGTATATTATAATAATGGCTACTCAACCCAAAATCTACAAGCAAGGTGGAACAAGTTCTTTCCAAACTCTTAACGCCAAATACAATTTCTTACAGTCCCAGTTGGCTAATTTACAAGCAAGTGGTCTTCCTACTACTTCCGACCTTTTTGATGTTCTAACCAACGGCGACGATGCTGGAGGTTTGGATATTACCAATTTAAATAATTTGGATGTTACTACTATTAATGGGTCTGCTTACCCTCCTGTCGTTTCAGCAGATACTTTGAATGCCGTTTTAATTGCTGGAAATACTGCTACTGGAACAACTGCTACTATTGGATTAACAAACAGCGGTGTTGGTGGATTGGCGAACCCTACTCTAACACTAACAAACTCTAATGCTACAATTAATACTATCCCTACTATTGAGTTCAATAAAACTGGACGAAATCTTACTGCTGGTGAGAGTGTTGGGTCTATCAGTATGTATGGTTTGGACGCAACCGCTCAAAAAACAGAGTTCGCAAGAATACAAACAAAAACGGAAAATGTAACAAGTGGAAACGAGGACGGAACTTTGAGTATTTTTAACTCGGTGAATGGTGTGATTAGTGAAACTTTTAATTTTAACGGAGGACAAAATGAGAACAACTCATTTAGACCTTTGGATATGAATACAAATGCTATTACTGCTATTTCTACGGCAACCGCCAAAACCAGTCTTGTTGTTAATAATGCCGTTGTAGGAGCAAATGCTACACTTACAGAGAGTAATCTTACTATAAACGCTACTGGGTTAAGTGGTCTTCCAAGTTTAACTTTAAACCAAAGTGGGGTCGGTAGTGGATTATTAACAGAGGAGTTTTATAATCAAAGAACCCCTCAAACTGGCGAGTTTAATAGAATGAGCTTTTACGCCAAAAACTCTGCTGGAACAAAAACAGAATACGCCAGAATACATCAAAACGCCCCAGCCTTTACCGCTGGTGCCGTCAAAGGTCGTATTGATTTCGCTGTTGGTAATGGTAGTGGAATACAAGATTATCTTTCGTTAAATGCTAATACAGGACAGGTAGATATTTTAAATAGTGACTTACATTTGAACGCTAATGATATTGTTAGTGTTTCTTCTATTACAACCCCTTTAAACAATCAATATTCAAAAGAACAAGTCGTATATTTGACTGCTAATGCTACTGCTCCTGTTGCTTCCGTTGAGAGTAATTTGCGTTATACTGCTTTTAGTTTGGGTAAATCTCCAACTTGGGAACAAGCGACATCTGTCTCTGATACTGGTTTTATTAGTGGTGTAGAAAATATAACTGCTTCCTTTCCCAGTTGGGACGGAAAGTTTTGGGTTGGAACAGAAAACGGAAATATTTATTAT